AAATATCCAGTAGCACAACTAATATCAAGTATTTTGCTATCTTTAGATAAATTTATTGGATCTACATATGTTTTGACCATTTGTTCGGTCATTGTTTTATGTAATTCAGTTTCACCTTCATCGTATAGATGATTGCTGTAGAGCCATTCATTATAAAATTTTAGCTTTACAAGGTCGAGTGTTTTGTTGATATCTAACATATTTTTCCTGCGAAATAATAATTACTTAGCAGGAAAATTGTATGATTTTATTTTTTCTTTTTGAAGCCTTTAAATCCTACTACTGGACTCGTTTTATAAATATCAGGTAATTCTTGGCTACGTAAATCACCTTTTGTTAAATCTTTATGATAACTACCTACTGCCTTAAAGGCATCACTTAACATTTTTTGTTCTATTTCAGAATACGGAGCAGCTAAATTTTCTCTACCTATCCAAGACTCTTGGTCTATTTTGATAGGATTTATTCCATCAGCGGCAGCTACGGCCATCATAACTCTGTTTAATTCGTATATTCTGTCCGCAAATTCAGGATCACGGAATACATCTAAACCGACACTGGATTGGCCCTGACGTTTGGTTATTGCCGCCCTTGTTTTAGTTTCAGTAATAAATTCTCTAGCTCTCATATTATGTTATTATATTGTATGATATAGTATGTGTCATAGGAGTATTCAACAGTGGGCTTACCATAACTCTAACATTACCGTAACCTACATCCGCATTGTAATCCGTTAATACTGCGCCCTGAAATACTGTACCGTACACCGTGTACGCTACATTACTGTTATTGGGTATCTTATTTACTACTAAATTTACTGTTTGAGTATTATTTGAACTGTTCTCACGTGAATGAATTGTGAACGTTCCGATTTTTATAGCACTGGCATTTCCTTCCCAAATGATTTGGTTAGGAGCATTGTTACTCGTAATAGATTGGTGTGTATCTAAATACGCTGATCCATATCTGATAACTCCGTTCGCAGTTACATTTCCATCTGCTACTAAATCATTTAATAATATGTTTGCTTTCTGAGTAGGTAAAACATTTACACTATAAGTTATGTTATTGCTAGATTCAGATACCTTAACATTTCCTATACGTAAACTGTCTTGTCCTACGTACAGATTAGTAACTGTACTATTAGCAGTTCCTATAGTAATATTTCCAGTAGGAAGTACGTTCGCACTTATTGTAATCGTGTTGTTTGCTTGTACATAAGCAAAATTTGCGGTACCTAAACTTTCACCGCTCGCATTAAATTGAAATGAGCCTTCAGGACCTTCGGGAAAAGCGTTTGCTAAATCAGCAAAATTTTCATTTATTTTTTCAAACGCGGTGCGTAACGGATCACCTGTACCGTCATTCGGTAAAGCACCAATGTCAATATTTGCGTATACTATAGCCATAACATAATTCCATTTACTATGTATTTATCGTAATAGCAAATAATGGTAAAGTCGCAAGCGACTTTACTTAACATCTAGGATTTTTCTTTGGTCATCGACCCAGTCTACGGTAGACTGGTGCTTAATTTTACACTCTGTTCCACGGCGGTAGTTATCAACTGTTGTCTTTAAAACGTCTACAAATGAATATGTCTCATTGTTTTGTTTCTTTTCTAATGGAACTAGCGGTTCACAGGGTTCACGCAAAACAGGCGGTAAATCTGGAATTTTAGCCTGTCGGACTGGAACTGCCGTTGTACACCCAGCAATGGACAAAGACGCAAAAAGAATAGCTAATTTACTATTCATTTCTTTTTCTCCGCTGCCTTATTCAACTCATCAACTGCTCTATTATGAGCATCAATCAAGTCTTGTGGAACTGGACATTTTTCGATGAATTTTACAACTTCTTCTTTTTTGACTACTTCACGGTCAATATACTTAATAACATCTTGACCCTTTTGCTTTACAACCTGAACTTGGGTAACTACTTTTTCCTGTACTTCTACATTTTTCTGGGCGGCTTTAGTTTCGGCCTCAGCTACTCTTAGTTCAAGTTCTTTAGCTTTTGCTTCCCACTCTTTAAAATCAGCTAATCCTCCCTCTAAGTAGACACCTAAAGAAAAGACTAATATACTAATAACTTGTATAGCTAGCTTGTAAGTTTTGACAAAAGGAATAAAGCCTAGAACAAATCCGGCTATCAAACCTAAAATACCTAGACCAAATATTGAATGAATTGCCCATTCGGGAGCGATTGTAAAGATCCACATATACTTATTTATTAAAGTATGCGGATTCCTTTAACCAATCATAGTATATTTTGAAGCCTTCTTCAACATCAATTTTGGGGTCAAATCCAAAATCATTTCTTGCAGCGTCTATATTTAATGCCCCGCGACTAGGGAAATCTAAGTCTCTTTCTCCCACTATAATTTCTCCTTTCCCTACAACACTTACTGCTAAATTGGCAGCATCTAATAATGTGTGACTGTGCGACTTTGTTATGTTGTAGGTTTTATTGTGTGTGTTTCCCGAGAGTGCGGCTTTGACAATTCCGATGGCGGCATCGGTAACAAAGGTAAAGTCAAGGGTTTCGGTGGCTCCGTTGACTTTAATTGGGATTCCTCGCATAGCGTTAAGGATAAACTTACTAATGACCCTGTCTTCCACATCGAATGGACCATAAACAGCACTGGGGCGTATAATAGTATAATTAATACCTGTGCGCCTAGAATAATCTTTAACAAGCCACTCCCCGGCGAGCTTGAGAATACCATACTGTCCTTGCGGTTTACAATCATAATCTTCCTTTACATCATCTTTGAAATCGCCGTACACCATTGAAGAACTGATGTACATAAATTTTTTTACGTTGTTTTGTATACTAGCTTCTAGTAAGTTAATAAGACCTTCACTCATTACACGACTACCCATAGCAGGATTAGCGTTGACTACTTTTTGTCGTGGGAAGCTAGCCATATGAATTACAATCTCTGGCTTTTCAATTTCAAAGATTCTTTTTACAGCATACACATCACAAATATCATCGTTATAAATGTATGTATCCTCTTTAATCTTTTGATACCTTTCAGTCATCAAATAATTAATTTGATCCTGAGGAATGATACCATAAGTGGTGTGAGTATCCATAATAGATACGTTATGACCTAGGTCTTGTAATAACTTAACGACATTGTGACCTATGAGTCCCATGCCACCAGTAACTAGAATATTCATTCAAATCTCAACTTAAAATATGTATAATCTTTTTCCGTGAGTTTAGCATGAATAGCAAATACATTTTGGTATGAGTTAAATTCAAAATGTCTACACCAGTAAGGGGGTTCTATGGCATTTTCCATGATCCATTTACCCTTCTCACTTTTTTCAAATTTATAAATCGGTTCTGCCGCGTAGATTTCAACGTCATCTACGTCACTCAATCGGAATGTATGAACTATACAATTAATCATACTGCCATCGTTGCTTTCAGTTGTCCATGCGATTGGTATCCATCTAAACAAATATCATTCATTGTTATATCAAAGATATTGGTTTTTTCTACGTTGAGGTATAATCTAGGAGCCGGAAATTCTTCACGTGTAAGTTGCTCTTTAACTTGTTCCACGTGATTTTCATAGATGTGAGTGTCACCCATACTGATAATCAATTCGCCTACTTTGTACCCACAATGATGTGCTAATAAATGAGTAAGCAACGCATAACTAGCAATGTTGAAGGGTAGACCTAAAAATACATCAACACTACGCTGGTACATGTGACAACTTATTTCTTTGTTTTTATTAACATAGAATTGTGACATAACATGACACGGAGGTAATGCCATTTGGTCTAATTCACCAGCATTCCAAGCATTGATTATGTGCCTACGACCGTTCGGGTCTTTCTGTAAGCCTTCAATGAGGTTCTGTAATTGGTCCGTTTCTTTGACATGTAACGTCCCCTGCCTGTTGTATTGGTTACCGAAGTCGTCTTTAAACGTTTCTTGTTTATGATATACCGGTGTGCGCCAATGGCGCCATTGTACACCATATACACGCCCGAGGTCGCCCTCAAACTGCGCTTTAGGTTTCCAATACGGCGCAAGCGCATTTGGTGTCCAGATTGTAACCTTGCCTTCAGTATCTCCGTGTGTGAGTTGTGCGAGGCGTCTTTCGTCCCCAGAGCCTTCAATAAACCATAGTAACTCGCCACAGACAGCTTTCCAAGCAAGTTTCTTAGTGGTAATGGCAGGGAATCCTGTACGCAAATCAAAGCGAATATGACGGCCAAAAACACTATAGGTGCCAACACCAGTTCTATCATCTTTCTTTTCCCCGTTATCTAAAAT